CCTGTAAAGACTGCGGGCCATAGAAATATCCGCGTGACCTACGCCGCGGGTTTTGATCCTATCCCCAACGACCTTGAGCTACTCGCAAATTCGATAGTTTCCTCTGTCTTCAATCGCCGCGGATCACAGGGAATCAAAAAGGAAAGCGTTGAGGGCGCGAGCGTTGAATACTTAGGCGAGCAGCAAAGCACTCAGGTCCACACCTCAATACTCACGCTCGAACAGCAAGCCGTTATCAATAAGTATCGCCGCCACAATGTCGGCCAGAATATATAATGGGAATCTCAACACGATTTTTAAATAGAGACGTAGAGGTTAAACGCCTGACGTATTCGGGGACGCCCAAAAAGGGAGTCTTCGGTGTTGTGGCTACCTTCAAGGGCTATCTACGTCCGCTGACCGAAGTACAGGCCAGCGCTAATGGTTTCCAGTTCGGACAAGGGTTTTCACTCCTAGCTGACGAGAGCGCCGACATAAAGGAAAGCGATGAGATAACTATTGAAGGTAAAAAGTATAAAGTTCAGGGTGTAGCGAATCACGACCGAGGTGGCCTGCAACACAAGAGAGCAATCCTATCGCTCCCAGAAAAGCAATAGGAGCAGGTCTCAAAATATGATAAAATGGAAGCATGGCTGTCATAACGATAAAAATTAAGAACCTTGATAGACTAAAGCGGGCCATAGACATGTACCCCGAAATATCGGGCAGACACGTCGCCAACGCAATCAACAAGAGCATCGGCGACATTCGGCAAGAGACCATACCGATCACTCCCCGCAAGACAGGCAACCTACGAAGCTCATACGATCGAGGTGGAACCAAGTTTGCGACACCGAAAGATTTGGTGGGTACATTTGGGCCAAACCTCAATGTAGCGCCTTATGCCCTATTCGTTCACGACAAGCATCCCCTGGGAGGTCGGTATAAAAACCCAACCACCAAAGGGACCTTGCCCCGCTTCCTCGAAGAAGGTGCGCTACGCGCAACGCGAAGAGTAAACGAAAGGTTCGTCGAGGCGCTCAATAATATTACAAATGATCTAGCAAAATAATGGCCGACTTCACTTCAATCAGAACAAAGGTAAAGGCAAACCTAGATGCAATCGCAGAGCTAGAGTTCGTTTCTGACTTTCACGACGCAGACATTGAGGGGTACCCCGCAGCCACATTTGATATATCACTTGAAGACAGCGAATTTTTAACAAACATTGAAAACCTAAGGACGGTCACATTCGAGATCGTCTTGTACCAGGAATTAAAGACTCTGGGATTATCAGAGGCGAAAGATTTACTCGATAAGGTTGCAATAGCAGTAGTAGATAAGTTCGAGATAGACTTTACTCTCAGCGGAGAGGTTGACTGGTGCATCCCGCTGGCTGGCCCGCGCGGACAGTTCGAGAGCCCCAACGGTCAGGTCTTCTTTCAAACCCTAGCCTTACAATGTCGATTTAGAAAACAAGTAATAACCTAATTATATGAAAAATCGTAAGGACAAGATGATGCACTCTACCGACGAAAAGGTAGAGAAAAAAACTAAAAAAAGGTCGTTCACCTTCCCACGGGACGGTGTGGTAATTAAAGCTAACTCACTAGAAGAGGCGCAAGCGATCTACGCAAAACGTCTTAAAGGTGAAACAGAATAACCATGAGTAAATTTATTGGACGATTAGCCAATATTGGTATAGCAAAGGAAGATGTCCGCGGTACTCCCGTTGACGCGACCTTTTGGCTCGCCAAAGTTGCGCTTACACTTGATGACAAGATCACTCAGGCTATCGACGGCGCTAGTACGGGCGTAATTGAGGATTCAAATGACGCAAATGTTACTGAGAAATTTTCTGAGGGTACGATTGAAGGCATGATCCGAGCCGAAGATTTCGGACTCTTGCTTTTGAGCACTCTCGGCGCAGTTGTCAGTAACGTTGATACTCCCGAAGCGGGCGTGCAAACGCACGACTTCACTGTGCTCGAAACAGCACAGCACCCCTCACTGACATTCTCGATAGATGAGCCCAACGCTGAAAAGCGACATGCCCTGGGTATGATTACTTCGCTTGATATTGCGGTTGCACTCAACGAATACGCCTCTTTCACAGCGGGAATACGGGCACAGTTGGGAGTTGTGTCTTCTCTCACGCCAGCCTACGTTGAGGCTGACCAGCGCAAGATTTTCTTGCCCCAGCATGGAACCTTCAAGACTGCCGCAGACCTCGCAGGTTTAGGCGCAGCACCCGCCATTGAGATTAAAGGCTTCAATCTCTCAATCTCTAAAAACGTTGAGGATGACCAAACTATTGGCTCGTTGAGCCCTACTGATATTCTCAATAAGCAGTTCGCTGTAGAGGGAACCGTAGAGATCATGTATGAAAATACTGATTTCATTGATGAACTCCTAGCCGATACTCCTAAAGCAATGCGCTTGACGCTTGCCAACACTGACATCACAATCGGCTCATCCTCGAACCCGACACTTGAGATTGATCTAGCGCGAGTCAAGTTTAGTGAAGTGACAAAGCCCTTCCCCAATGACGACCTCGTTGTTCAAACGATTTCGTTTAAGGGTCACTATGACCTGTCGGATGCGGCTCTCATCAAAGTAAAACTCATTAACGAGACAATCTCTTACTAATATGGAGAATACAACTCTCAAAACAACTAACGGGCGAGAGATCGTCCTGAAGGCTTATATTACCGCGCGCGAACTTAGGGAGCTAAAAGCACTCTATTTAGCTGTCGCTAAGTTTGATCCCAAAAGTGGGGAGGTGTTCGACATTGATCCCAAAAAAGCTGAAGAGATAGAAAACAAAACCATCGCTATGGTCGTTGTCTCTATCGACGGGAAAGAGGATCGTATTTTAGAGACGATACTTGACATGCCCATTGTTGACTACAACGAGATTATGGAAAAGATGAATGACGCCACTGGTTTGGATAAAAAAAAATTGGTTTAATTGAGCACCAATACAGTAACCTTTTTGCTGGTGTCCCGACAGAAACCTCTGAAGAGATCAATATAGTGGAAGTATGCAAGCAGCTCGGCTGGACTTACGAGGATTATTTGAACGCCCCTGCATGGTTTATTTCTACTCTCAATGTACGAAATGACGTGGAGGGGCGTTTTCTGAAGAAGCAGGAAGGCGATGCGAAGAGAAAAAATAAATTTTAGGTAATATGGCCCGAAGTAAACTAGAGATCATAATTGAGGCGCAGAATCAGGCAAGTAGAGATATTGAGCGCCTATCTGACCAACTGAAAAACCTGAGTAGAGAACAGGGTGAATTTTCTGACCGATCTAGAGAGGCGGGTTCTTCTTTTAGAGAATTTACTTCTCAAATTGCTTTAGGCAATATCGCCGCTAATTTAGCAACGGACGCTATTCGTGGAATTGGCAGAGGTTTTACTGGATTTATAAAAAAATCAATCGACACCTCTCTATCTGTCGAAAGAATTGCAGCAACCCTACCTATATTGGCAAAAAACACGGGAAGAACTACTGAAGAAATAGACCGCATTGTTCTTGCAATTCGTGAAGAGAATAAGAGTCTTCTTGAGGCAACAGAGGTCACCAGAGGTATCATACTGGCTGGTTTGGATGAAGCTGACGCATTACGCCTTATCACTGTCGCGCGTGATGTAGGGGCTACTGTGGGCCGCACGTCGGCCGATGTAAACCGACTTATCCTCGAAAGTTTCCAAACATTGACACCAGGTATATTGAAACAAGTGGGAATAAATATCTCACTAAGAGAGGTTTATAAAGATGTAGCAAAACAATTAGGTAAAAATGTTACTGAATTAAATACGACAGAAAGGCAAACTGGCTTATTGAACGCTATTATGAACGAGGGTGCCAAGTTTGGCGGTGCTTATGAAGCGGCTATGGGTACAGTTCAAAAGCAGGTAGGTTCTGTAAAGGATGCAAGCGTTGATCTTAACCAAGTATTTGGAGATTTGATTACGGGAGGCTTCTTCCCCATTGTGAATGAAGCGCTAAAAACCATTAGAGCATTTAGGGCCTGGGCATTTACCTCTGAAAATGAGCTAAACCCACAACTACAAAGGATAGCAGATACCATAACAAATATTACTCTAACTGCATTTGAATTACTCAAAACTTCTATCAAATTTTTAATATCGGTATATAGGGAGTTTAAAAAGTTTCTTGAAGACACTGGTTTTCTTAAAGGCTTGAAAGAAGCGTTTGAATTGGTGTCTGATTTTATTAGAGACGACCTAGCCCCAGTGTGGCAATTTTTCATAGACAATGCAGATATTCTCAAGATCGCACTTGTAGTTATATTCGGTATTATAGGCGCATTTGTTGTCGGTGTGGCCGTTGCCTTCATAGCGGTGATAGCTGCCATAACCGTCGTCATCATAGGCGTAGTAGCAGCGATCGGTTTCGCACGCGAAGCACTGACCGCGTTTTTCGCTGCGATCATTGTATTCAACAACAATGCTCAAGAGGCGTTCGAGCAGTTTAGGGAAAATTTTGAAAACATATTACAGAGTATAAAAAATACCTTCATATCAGTGTGGACCACTATAAGAGATTTCTTTGCGAACTTGTGGGTCGAAATGAAAAATATCGCCTTCAACCAACTAGACGCAATATTAGCAAAAATAAAGAGCGTCATCGCGAGCATTACGAGCATCCCTAGAAGCATAGGGGGCGCTATCACTAGCATCCCAGGGCGAATCGGTGGCCTCATAGGATTGGCTGAAGGTGGAATCGTTACGAGCCCTATCGTTGCACGCATAGGCGAGCGGGGCCCAGAGGCAGTCATTCCTTTGAATAGATTGGCTGGCGGTGGCATAGGCGGCGCGAATATCACCGTGAATTTCAATGGCGATGTCTTTGGTGACAATATAGAGCGACTCGCTAAGGAAGTTGGTGATGCCATCCTAGAACGCCTGAACCTCAATATCAAAGTTGACTAACACTATGTATGAGCGTTGTTATAAAAATAAACAATATAGA